GGACGCATGGATCGTCAGGTTACTGGCGAGATGACCATCGGCGGACGCGGTGCGAACCGCAGCTTCCACGGTAAGGTAGCCAGCTTCGTCACCACGACTNTGCGAAGAGGCGTGGCNNTGCCNGGNGATGCNGAGATCGAGNNCATGNTNNCNGANCCGGTCNCNTGGTTGAACGATGATAAGCTCGGCAACCCNTANCGGATTGCGTGGGACNACTACAACAACGCCANCTTCAGCTCTGAACGACACGGGTAGCANGGCGTCTACTCAGATCTGGCTGATGGGTGANGGNAACCTGGACTCGTACTCCAACATGATCCGAAACATCGTGTCTGATACGGACCAGAACTACACTAAGCTGAACCTTATCAGCATGGTGTCGAACGACATCCAGACGGTAACGATTCCAGGACTTAGCTAAAAACGGGTGAGACGGCGGGGCGGGCATGGTGCCCGTCCCGTCAAACCCCCGCAATAGAGGAGAAAGAACTATGAAGAACATCGTTATGGCCCTCGTGGCCCTTCTCGCAGGAACTGCCTGCGTGAGCACCAGCCTGGAGAACGCCGGGCCGAGCCACCGCTTCTACGCGGCGGTCGCGGACTATGATTCGGCGAAGATCCACGCAGTTGAGTTTGTCCGGTCGCCCGCAGTGACCGTGGAGACCGCAGAGAACATCCTCGAAGCCATGAAGGAAGGCGACCGAGTCGTCGGACGGATCGTGGCTGAGGTTCGTGAACACGGCATTCCGGCCAATGGCTGGGAAGCAGCGGACCTCCTGGTCCGTGAAGCAGTCGCGCGACTCCACCGCATGGTGGACCTTGACGCGAGCGGAGGTGTACTCTAATGAACGCGAAAACTGCACTCTACGCGGTAGCGGCGCTGAACCTGCTTAGCAGTCAGATCCGTGCCCGAAGGATCAGCAAGGCCCAGGTGGCCGCTGACCTGTCCGTTGTCCAGCAGATGATCGACGAGGGCCGCGAGCCCACGACGGAGGAGCTGGCTGCCCTTTTCGAGCGTACGCTCGATCGAACCGCCGAGCTTGAGGCCCTCGTGGCCGCCAAGCGCGACCGGCTCTAGCTTTAACGATCCCGCAGGAAACTGCGGGGTCAATTAAAGTAAGACGCCCCCACCCTAAGGAGATTATAAAATGGTTCATTCATTCGACCGCCCGGAGAGGCTCCGCGCGGACAACTCTCGCCTCAACCGAATCCCGCACCGTCGCCGCCAGCGACGTGCAAATGTCGCCCGATACCGCGGCGGCTACTACCAAAACTGGGCAGAAGAGGAAGCCGCCCGGACGGGAGTCCCGACGCTTGGCGTCCTCCAGGACGTCTCGGAGGGCTCCGCGCGCATGGTCAGCGGCATGACCGCAGCCGAGATCGTGACAGATGACGGCGACGTGCTCGGCACGACAGCGGCCAGCCCGGAGAGTGTAAACTTCCGTTTCGACGGGTTTCCTGGCGGCGGCTACCGAATCGCGGCTGGGGGCGCTAGCACGCAGTTCACCTGGGGGAGCGAGTTCCAGGTAGGCGACTGGGTCCAGATCCGCGTCACGAATGGCCCTCTTGGTACCTGGGAGAACTACACGCCCTACCAGATCAAGTCGATTGAGCCGGGCACAAACCGCCTGCATTTCGGGTACTTGCACCAGCTCCCCGCGGGGGACGACTTCACGACGCCCGCGGCAAGCATCGTGGCGGTCCCTGCGGACACGAAGGTCTGCATGGTCAAGGTCGAGAACTGGGATGGATCGCAGAGGAGATTGTAATTTGTACACGTCGAGAATCCGGGTACAAACCGCAATATAGTATAGAGGGGGAGGAATGTTTTCTCTCATTTTCCCCCTCGGGGTAGAAAGGAGGTGCTCTGTGAGCGACTTCGACTACAAGCAAGCTGATTACACGGACATCTTCGCTAAACGTGCGGAAATGTTGAAGAAAATCCGGGAGGACCAGGCGATTCACATGGTGAAGCGCTACTACTCGGATGGGGGCGGCGAGGCCGCCTGCAACTTCATTAACGACTGGATGACGACGTACGACCCCCGCCTCTCGGCGAAAGGCCGTAACACCACGGTTCCGTTCCTTCTTTTCCCTCGCCAGGCCGAGTATGTTACTTGGCTAGAGGAGCTTAGGACGGGCGGCGACAGTGGCGTTGTGGCGAAATCGCGGGATATGGGCGTCTCTTACGTCTCCCTGGCATACGCAACGTACCTCTGGCTTTTCGTGCCGGGGCAGAAAATCTCGTTCGGGTCGCGCAAGGAGTCCCTGGTGGACGAGCTGGGCAACCCTGACTCTCTCCTGGAGAAGGTACGCATGTTTTTGCGGTACCTGCCCCAAGAGATACTGCCGACCGGATACAGCGAAAACAAACACGCCCGTCACATGAAGATCATGAACCCGGAGAACGGGTCCATCATCTCGGGCGAGGCAGGGGACAACATCGGCCGTGGTGGCCGTAGTACCATGTATTTCGTGGACGAGTTCGCGTTCATCGAGCGTTCTGACCGGGTGTTTGCAGCACTTTCACAGAACACGAACACGATGATCGCCCTCTCGACCCCGAATGGCCCTGACAACTCCTTCGCGCGCCTCTGGTTCGATGAGAACCAGAACAAGTTCCCTTTCCACTGGAAAGACGACCCGCGAAAGGATCAGGACTGGTACGATAACGAAGTTAGACGGATCGGAGACCCGCGGACGATCGCGCAGGAACTCGACCTCGACTTCGCTACTTCTGGTGAAGAGACGGTCATCCACGCTTCGTGGGTGGACGCGTCGCAGAAACTATACACTCACCTCGCAGACCGCAGCGAGCTACCGGCCGACGTCAAGGGTGTCCTTGGCTGCGACGTCGGTGGCGGCGTGGCGGAAAACGGTGCCGTTCCAAGGTGGGGCGCACTGGTAGGCAAGGGTGAGTTCTGGGTGGACGGGGACATCATCGGGACCGCTGAGCGGTTCGCGAGCTTGGCCCACGAGAACGGTTGCTCCGAGATCCGGTACGACTCCATTGGGGTCGGCCAGGGAGTGACCTCCGCCTTCAAACGAATGACCGCGGACGCCCAAGGCGTCAACGTGGGAACGTCGCCGACCAAGATGGTCTGGCCGGACGGACGGAAGAGCAAGGATCGTTTCAGGAACCTCAAGGCCGAACTCTGGTGGATCGCGCGAGAGCGCTTCCGCAAGACGGACGAGCACTGGCGCTGGATGAACGGAGTTGAGGGCGGGAGGCAGCATGAGCTGTTCGACCTCCTTCTGGTTCACCCGGAAGACCACGAGCTGGCTAAACAGCTCGCGCAGCCGGGCTTCAAGGTTCTGGAGACGGGCAAGATTCAGATCGAGTCGAAGCAGGACATGAGAAGGCGTGGCCTTCCCTCCCCCGACCGTGCTGACTGCCTCATCCTGACGCTCTCGCCGGACCCGCCCCGGATCAGATACGGGACAGCGACGTATATGTAGAACAGGAGGCCATGATGGCTCAACTTGACGCACAACACCCCGAATACGCAGTATCCCTGCCTTCTTACCGGAAGATGCGGGATGCGGTGGCCGGACAGGATGCCATCAAGGCGAAGCGCGAGGAGTACCTCACGCCGACCTCCTCGATGGTCTTCGACGGAGCCCTGAACGGTCAGGAGCCCGGCTACACGGCATATAACAACTACCTGGACCGCGCGATCTTCCCCGACCTCTCGGGGACGGCGGTCCGCACTTTCGTCGGACTTCTCAACAAGGAAGAGACGGTCATCGAGCTGCCCGCGAAGCTGGAGCCCATGCGGACCCTGGCTACGAAGGACGGCGGCACTCTGGCCCAACTCCTCCGAAAGATCCACGAAGAGCAGTTGACGACGGGACGCATCGGGTTGTTGGCGGACGTCGCCGCAGGGGCTAACGTGCCGCACCTGGTCACGTACCAGGCGGAGAACATCATCAACTGGGAAGTCTCGCAGCCGAACGAGTTCGGGCTTGACTACCTCCAATTCAGCATCGTGACCGAGACGGGCTACGAGCGCGCCGACGGTTCGTTCGACTGGACGCACTTCACGAAGTACCGACTCCTCGCCGTCGATGACGCGGGGACGTACTACACGTACACGGAAGACTCGGACGGCAACGTGGGACCCACGGTTATGCCGTCGGTCCTCGGGCGCAGCCCGCAGGGCATCCCGTTCGTGGTTATTAACGCACGCGACCTGAACTTCGCTCCCGGCGACATCCCGCTGATGGGCGTGACGGACAGCTCGCTGGGCATTTACAAGGGCGAGGCGGACTTCCGCCAGACGCTCCACATGCTCGGGCAGGACACTCTCGTCATTACCGGCATCACGCCGGGCAGCGAACTGGACGAGGACGCACCGACCCGCATCGGGGCCGGAGCGAAGATCGAGCTTCCTGAGGGCGGCACGGCTCAGTTCATCGGCGTCAACAGCGCCGGGCTCACGGAGCAGCGCCTGACCCTGGACGACGACTACAAGCGAGCGTCGGCCGAGGGCGCGAAGCTTCTGGAGAACAACACGTCTCAGGCTGAAAGTGGCGAAGCCCTCCGGGCACGCGTCGCGGCCAAGACCACCACGTTGCACGATGTCGCGAAGACGTCGGCGGCCGGGCTTGAGCGGATCCTCCGCCAGTGCGCGGTCTGGGTCGGAGCTAACCCGGACGAGGTTCACGTATACCCGAACACGGACTTCGTGGAAGACACAGTGAGCGGCCAGGACGTGGCCCAACTGATCGAAGCGCGGGCGCAGGGCCTGCCGCTCTCGATGCAGTCGATGCACGAGTGGCTTCAGAAGAACGAGTTCACTGACATCTCCTGGGAAGAGGAGCGAGGACGAATCGCGGAAGAGGCCGACATGCTGGCCGACCTTCGCGTTGCCGACCCCGCCCCCACCGCCCCGGCGCAGCCCGCCGAGGAAGAGGAGACCGAAGAAGAGGAGGAGTAAGAATATCCTGCCATTCGTGCAACGATTCGCTACCGTTCCGGGCAGGTGTCGCTGCCCCCTAGTCCAGCTAGGGGGTAGCTTTTATTCCAGAGTAGCTCAGTTGGCAGAGCGCTTGACTGTTAATCAGGATGTCGTAGGTTCAAGTCCTACCTCTGGAGCCAAGTTTCCGCTAAAGTAGCTCAGTTGGTAGAGCAGCTCACTCGTAATGAGCAGGTCGCAGGTTCGACTCCTGTCTTTAGCTCCATGATCCAGCATTTTGCTGGTGCCCACGTAAGACCAACCCCCCATCTACCGGAACAATGTTGTTCGCGGTAAACACCTTTTGTAAAGGAGACCTAAAATGTTGAAGAGTATTATTACAGATATTGAAGAAGCCGGAGCCCTCGCCGAGTACTACGTCGAGAAGAACGGTCAGTATGAACTTCAGGTCGAAGGCATGAAGACGTCGGGTGACGTCGAGCGCCTTCAGCGCGCACTCGAAAACGAGCGCGCGGCACACCGCGAGACCAAGGGCCGATTCGACTGGGTCGGCGACCTCAACAAGGACGAGGTCCAGAGCCTCCGCGATGCGAAGGAAGACCTGAGCTACCAACTGGAAAACGCACCGAAGCAGGACGCGGACGCGATCGAGGAGCGAGCTGAGAAGCTGGCGAGCCGACAGACCCGCAAGCTGGAGCAGCAGATCGCCGCTCTGTCCGCGGAGCGCGACGCGCACGCGAACGCCATCGGCCTCCATGAGGCGGCGGCGGGACAGCGGTCCATCCGAGACGCGGTTGACATGGCACTCCAGGGCGAAGGCGCTCTGAAGCTGGCCGACGGCGCGATCGAAGATGTCCGCCCCTACGCGGAGCGGATCATGACGATCCAGGACGGTCGAGTGGTCTCGAAGGAAGGCGTTGACGGCATCGAGCCGGGCCTGCCCTTCGCGGACATCCTCGGCGACATCCAGGCGTCTGGCCGCCGTAAGCACTGGTTCCCCGCTTCGACGGGCGCTGGTGCTTCGGGTGGTGCAGCCGGTGGCGACCTCGGGAACAACCCGTTCGCCGAAGGCTCGCGTAACATGACCGAGATTGGTCAGTTGGTTCAGTCTGACCCCGCGAAGGCTCGCGCCCTCGCGAAGGCGGCGGGTGACAACCCGGCGCGCTACGGCCTCTAGTATCTGTTCACGAACTTCTAGGGGGCGGCAGGTCGCCGCCCCCTAGTTGCAAGGACTACCCGGAGGGTAGTCAACGCCCCAATTGTAGACATCCAAATACAGGCCTCTACATCGGGGGTCAATAAATCGGCCCTCGTTGGCCTAATAGGAGATAATAAACATGGCTTCGACTATCCTCTCTAACGCAATCGTGCCGAGCGTGTTCGCGCCGGACGTCCAGGAGCTGAGCCTTGAGCTGAGCCTCATGGTCCGCGCCGGGATCATCGCCCGCAACCCGCAGCTGGACGCCTTCCTCGTTGGCGGCGGCCAGATCCTCGACGTTCCCGCGTGGAACGACCTCGACGACACCGAGGCGAACGCTTCTTCGGACACCGGCACGGCTGGCGTTCGGAACATCACGAGCGTGCAGTCCAAGGCCATCCGGGTCAACCGGAACCAGGCTTGGGGCAGCATGGACCTCGTGAGCCAGCTCGCTGGTTCGGACCCGATGGACGCGATCGCTCGCCGCGTTGCCGCCTACTGGGCGCGACAGCAGCAGGCGCAGGCGCTGGCCATCGTTAAGGGCCTCGCGGACAACAACGCCTCGATCATCAACAACATCGCCGCGGGCGACGGCGCGGCTCCGGCCGAGGCCAGCGAGTTGGTTTCGGCTGACGCGCTCCTGGACACGTTCCAGCTCCTGGGCGACCACAAGGGTTCGTTGACGGCGATTTGTATGCACTCTGTGGTTCACACGAACCTCCAGAAGCAGAACCTCATCGACTTCGTGCCGGACTCCGAAGGCAACATTGGCTTCGGGACGTACCTCGGCAAGACGGTTCTCGTGGACGACGGCATGACGACGGTTGCCGACACGGACCTGACCGAGTATGACACGATCGTGTTCGGCGCTGGCGCGCTCCAGCTCGGCGTGGGCAGCCCCCGCGTTGCGGCTGAGGTTGAGCGGACTGCACTGGCCGGTAACGGTGGTGGTGAAGAGGTCCTCGTGTCCCGCCAAGAGGGTGTCCTGCACCCCGTCGGGTTCACGGTGACGAGCGGTGCCATCNCGGCGACCGCAGCCAACACGAGCCCCTCGAACGCGGACCTGTCCTCGACGGGCACGCCGTTCTACGAGTTCACGGACTCGACGCGCCGCAAGGTTGCGCCCATCGCGGTCCTGCGCTCCAACGGGTAATTCGCACATAGCGGATTGACCGGATCGATATTGAGGGGGAGTCCTTCGGGGCTCCCCCTCTCTTACCGCGGCCTGTGGCCGCAGAAAGGAGACTTCAGATGTCTGAAGAAACCAACACCCCTGTNGAGGCCCCGAAGGCCCCGAAGAAGAACACAACCAAGCCCAAGGCAGAGCCCACGATCAAAGAGCAACGGAAGGCCCTCCTCGCCGAGCGCGAAGCCGCGCAAGAGCGAGTCGAGGCGATTTCCGCCGAGCTTCGTGCCCTGGAGATGCGAGAACGAGAGGCAAAGGCCGCTGCACCGAAGAAGTCGGACCACGACCTCTGGCTGGAGCAGAAGGCTATCTCTGACGCTCGCACCGCTAAGCAGAAGACGAAGAAGGCCGAGGTCCAGAAGGTCCTGTCTGAGCTTGGACTTGCATAATTAAACAACACTGGCGGGGCCTCCCGTCGAGGAGGCTCCATGCCGAAAGTCACA